TTTGCTTCTGGAGTTCCAAGGGATCAATTGCCCGCTGCCGTTGAAGATGACATGAAATTTATTTTTGAAATGGCTCAAAAATATAAATCTGATCCATTAAATATCGCCAATAACTATAAAATGGCGTTAAGTTCAATGGCTACAAAAACGCCTGGAAAAAGAAACTTAGATAAAAATGAAATAAGAGGGATAACGGAAGGATTTTTAAATATATCCCGTGTCAGCGGATTAACTACAGACGATACTTCAAGTGTATTCTTAGCTTTATCTCAAATGCTTGGAAAAGGAAAAATACAGGCTCAAGAAGTTAATTTGCAAATGTCTCAAAGAATACCTGCTATAAAGAATTTATTGAGAAAAAGTGTAGATGAGACAATTAAAGATCCTAGATTATCAAAAATGTATGAACCTTATAAAAATTTATCTCTTGATGAAATGATGGAAAAAGGAGTAATTTCTTCTGATATTTTAGTTAATTTTCAAAAAGTAATTAACGAAACATTTCAAGATATGTATGTAGAAAAAGGTAAAACTTTAACAGCAGAATCTCAAGCATTGTCGGCTTCTTTTAAAGAATTATCCGATACAACATCTAAAGATCTTTTACCTCATATTGCAAGATTAGTTAATGGTATAAATACTGTAATCCAATATGTTAATACTAGCTTAAAAGATTCAGATAGTAAATATGCCAATATTATAAATAATCCAGAAAAAACTATAGGTGAAAAAATAACTGGCGTTGGCTATAAAGCAACTTCAAATATAGTTGCCCCAACTCTCGCAACATATGCAACTATGAAAACGATTGGAAAATTCTTACCTAAAGTTGCAGGATTAAATCCTGCACTTACTGGGAGTGTACTTCTCGCAACAGCAGCATCTAGTATTTATGAAGAGTTTTTTGCAGATTCTAAGGATAAAGTCAAAAATGATAACTTTACCCCAAGACCTAGCGATAATAATAATCAACAAGCGATAGAATTAATATTAAGACTTGAGGGAAATACCGTTGGTATGACGCCTATAGTAACTACGGCTGATGGAAGACCCCTTAACACGGGTAGAAATTTAATCGCAGGGGAGAGAAAAGCAAATGGCTATTAATGCAAATTGGTTTAGACCTAAATTAAACGGAGTTGAATTTTATGCTATAGAAATTTCCAAGCCTGAACTTGGAAGAAAGGTAGCTGAATTTAATTATCCCAATACAAATTCTCGATATATAGAAGATATGGGGGGAATTAGACCCATATATTCAATAACGGCAAGAATAGAGGGAAATAATAATACACCAAGCTCTTTTAAAAGAAATAAAAATAAATTTAGAAAAGCCTTAAGTCAAGAAGGTTTAAGTGTTCTAATTCATCCAACCGAAGGAAGGAAAAAAGTTGTTATAACAAAAGCTACTGAACAAGAATCTGTCCAAGGCAATATAGGATATGCAACCTATTCATTTGAAGCAAAAGAAGCTGATAAAAACAAATTTCCAACCTCAACTGGTGGCTTTAATCTGTTAAAAAAATTATCTAAATTAATTGGAGTTGATTTAGAAAAAGCTTTAAAAGATGCAACTGATGCAATAGAAACTGGATCTGAATATTACAATTCATTTCGGGACGCAGTAGATAATGTTACCGATACAATAAATGAAGTTATGGGAACTATAAATGGTTTTGCAGATGAATTTGGTGGATTTGTAGCTGATCTACAAGATTTAAAAGTTGCTGTAAATAATGCTATAGCATTTCCAGCTCAATTTATTGCAAAATTTCAAAATATATTTGAAAGTTTATTAAATATTACTGATAATATGTTTGACATGATGAGTACAACTGAAAATACTTTTAATTCTTTACCAAATGCAACTGGTGGGACTTCCGCTTCAAATCAAGCTCAAGATAGCATTAATCTTTATGCAAAAGTAAGTTTATTGAACGCTGCCTACCAAGTATCTAGTGCAATAGATTATAAAAACCAAGAACAAATTGATAATATTATTAAAAGAACCGAGGCTATGTTTAATTCTATAAATCCTAACTATATTAACGATGATATTTATACAGCTTTAGAAAATATTAGAACTCAAAATATAATTGCATTAAATAATTTAAAACTAAGTTTACCATATATTAAAATTATAGAAACTAAACCTATGCCAACAGTGGTTCTAGGATATAATTATTATGGTGATCAATTAAATTCGCAATATGAGAATATTATTGACTTTAATAATATTCAAGATCCTTCATCTATAAATGGTAATATAAATATAGCTATAGTATGAATATAATATCAATTGAAGTTGATGGAGAAACTTATACAGACTTTGTATCTTATGAGATAACAGATCATATTGAAAATTTAGTAAAAAGCTATTCAATAACAATGAATAAGCCTGAAAGCGCTTCTTTATTTACATTTTCAAGTTTAATAACAATTTATATAGATGACGAAAGTATACTTACTGGATATATTGATGAAATAAAAGAAGAAGATTCTGGATTAAATTCTTTAGTTACTTTAATAGGAAGGGATAGAATGTGTGATTTAGTTGATAGCAGTATTGGAGCTAAAATATTTAAAACCCCAATAGAATTTGAAAGTTTAGTTGCTCAAGTTTTGTCAAATATTGGCTATAATTACTCATCTACAAAAAAATTTATAAATTCAAAGAATTATATTCAGGTTATAAATAATTATGGATTTATTAATACATTAACCAGTGAAGACGATGTGGTTCATAGGCAATCCGATAGTGCATTTGAAGTAATAAAAAGATGTGCTGACATAAGGCAATTAATACTAACAACTGATGGCGATGGCAATTTTGTTATAAATAAAATTAATCTAGGCAAAACTGATACTGTATTATATAGAGCTAGAAATGATGATAAGAGTAATGTCATTACTTCTTCAACCAGTACTACAATTGCTGATAGATATTATAAATATGTAATTCAATCAAAAGCTAATTCTAGCGGACAAGAAGCTTTTCCAAATATAACTCCATTTGATTTAAATAGAAGAGCTATAAAAAAAGGTAGAAGCGGAATTGCTTCTAGAACTCTTAACGGTACTGCAATAACTTATGATGATGAAATTAGAGAAACTCGAGTTTTTACAGATTTTAGACAAGCTTCAACGGTTAGTGGTATTGAAAAAAGAGCTGAATGGGAAAAAAATGTTAGGGCTTATAAAGGATTTACTTATGATTGTAAAGTTTATGGATTTAGACAAAATTTAGAAAATTTTATACAACTAAATCCTTTATGGAAAGTTAATTATTCGGTTGAGGTATATGATGAAGTGAGAGATGTTTATGGTGAATATTTAATTAAATCGATTACTTATAGCAAAACAAACGATGGTGGCTCAGTAAGTAGACTTTCTTTAATAGATGAAAAAGCTTATAAAGAGTCTCTTTTTGAACCTATAGTTAGAAAATTAATTGGCATTAGGCAAAAAAATAAAAATATAATAACTCCATTTGCAACTTAATATGAATATTGAATTACATAATCAAACAGGAAAAATAATATCCACTGAAATAGTTGAAGATAAATTTATTTATGCCACAGTATTATTAGCTGTATCAAATATAATTATTGAAGATGTATTAATTATAAATAGTTTTGGAATTAATGGACAGCCTCAAAATGAGTCAAGTTGTATATTATTTTGTAGTGATAAAGATAGCACTCAATATTATGCTCATGTAATTGATTTAGATAATATAAAAGCAATTCCAAATGGACTAGTTATTTATGGTCGTGGACAAAATTATATCTTTTTTATGGATAATGGATCTATTGAAATTAAAAATTCTAATGCTAACATAAAATTAAATGGATCTTCAATTGAAATTACTGGAAATGTTAAAATAACCGGTAATTTAGAAGTATCTGGAAATTCTACATTATCTGGAAGTGGAACAACAATTGCAGGAAAAACTTTTGTTTCTCATAAGCACGATGGAGTAACTACTGGTAGTGGTTCTACAGGAGGAGTTTTATGACATTAGGTTTAGTTCCTGTTAATGACAAGCCCTATCCATTAGATCTTGATTTTAATCAGGAAAGAGATGATTTAGAACAGGCGGTTTATTTATCTCTCTTTTGTAATAAAAGGGAAATATCTCCAGAAATTGCAAATCAAAACCTACCTGAAAATGGTTGGTTTGGAAATCTTGATTTATATCAAAATGATTTTGAGCAAGGAAGTTTTTTATGGACTCTATCTCAATCTGAAATTAATGATCAAGTTATTAATTTAGCTATTAGCTATATTGAAGAAAGTTTAGGCTGGCTAATTGAAGACAATATTGTTGAAGATTTTGAGGTTAACTTTGTTAATGAGGTTAATCAGGTTATTGAAAGTTACGAACAAGGACTTGCTATAACTAAGCAATCTGGGTCTTTAAGAATCCAGATTAAATTTAATAATTTTTTACAAAACTCGAAAGAGTTATATTTTACTTTAAAACTAAATGGCTGAATTTAATACTCCAGATTCAAGATTAGAGATTTATAACAAAATGCTCGCTGATGTTTCTATATCAACTTCAGGACAAGGATTGCGCGTTAATCCAGTTAAAACAATGCTGGTTGCTATTTCAGGTAGAATTTATGATGTTTATAGAAAAAGATTAAACATTTTTAAACAATCTTTTTTAAAAACCTGTTCGGATGATTATCTAACTTATCATGGAGAGCCTTATGGAATAACTTTACTTCCAGCGACACAAGCGGAAGGTAAGGTAATTTTTGGGGGAGTTCAAAATTATACGATACCGCAAGGAACTCAAGTTCAATCAATAAATAGTATTTCTTATATAACCCAGTCTGATGGAACTGTAGCTCTTCAACAAATTACCCCTTT